GCTATGCGTGCGAAGTATGATGATTTCATCAATGAAGGTAGTCTTCATGTAATGCCCGGCTCTGTTCTAGACATGGATGAAGTCTATGATGATCTAGATTCATTTATTCAACTGTCTGAATACGACACGCGCGCGCTTGGGTACGATCCTTATAATGCTAAAGAATTCGTCGCTCGCTGGGCTGCAGAGAATGGTGACTTCGCGATTACGAAAGTTATTCAAGGGGCTAAGACGGAATCCGTTCCTCTTGGGGAATTGAAGATTCTTAGTGAACAGCGTTATCTCATATTTGATCAAGCACTTATGTCTTTCGCTATGGGTAACGCTATTACTATTGAGGATACGAATGGTAATAGGAAATTGCTCAAGCGTCGTCAAGACGAGAAGATTGATAATGTCGCAGCATTGATGGACGCTTGGGTAGCCTATAAAGCGAATAAGGAGGTGTTTGAGTAGTGTCCACCGAAGGCTCTGCTAAGTATTGGCGCGAAAAATGGAAAGAAGCTGCTGAAGCGCTGCCTTCTGTTCTTTCAGAGCCAAAAGAGGAAGTGAAGATGGTGTCTCCGAATCAAACAGTGTTCAACGTTACAGTTACTGATGATGGAACACTTGACGTATCGGAGGCTGAATAAAACTAGTAGAGGAAATCAACGTTATTATGAGGTGAAATGACTAGACTAGCAACAGAGCCGTTTGTAACAGAAGCTGTAGCAACAGGGTCGTCCGGAGAGATGGCTCTTGGCGAAAAACTTACTTTTCTCCTCGGTGAGGATATTGATTCAGGGATTCTGGGTGAAATTTGGGGCGATGTAGTACCCGAGAGTGGTTATTCTTCTACACATGTAGAATCGTTTGATACCAATACTCTCAGTACTTGGGCATCTAATTTCGCTTATGAAGGAGCAAGAAAGGCCTTCTATGCCACGGCAGGGGGCGGACCTTACCATGGTCAACGTAGCGATTGGGGACCATTCGATGATCAGGCTCGGCTTGAGATGGACTTTATGTGGGCCGTCAATGGTGGAGCATCTCTTTCATTTGTGAAGACGGGTACCGATCATAGACTAGGTTTCAATCTCAATGAAATTGGTGGCACTACTTACCGCCTTAAAGCTTTTCATGGGGATAGTTTTAGTACAACTGATATCCGAACTGATATTGTTATTCCTGGAAATAAGGAAATACGACTGCGGGTAACCCGAAATGGAAACTCGTTGGAGTATCAGGTTTATAATTTGACTGACAATGTAGAAATTGTAGCAGATACTTTCGCTATTCCAGCCCCGGCATTGGCAGAACTGGGCGCTGGTCAAAATCTCGGTGACATATACTTTGATGGTAGTAATGCTAGTACTGGTGTTTGGGTTGACGAAGTAAGAGCCCTTGTTGAAATGTTAGAGCAGAGAGATATTTGGATTTCTATTCATCCGGCCGATGGTGGAGATGTGGTTACAAAGAGACTGCTAGGTACTATGGGAGGCACGACCATTAGATCTGATTTCCTATAGTCTATATTTTTTTGAAAGGAGGTGACATGTGTCGCGATTTGGCGCAGCATTGAGGCATGCCTGGAATGTATTCTCTTCTCAAGAGCAACCGGTTCGTGGACCGACCACAGAATATTATGGTCCAGGTTATGGGGCCAAACAACATGGTTCTTCGCTACGTTTTGTAAACGGCAAGACAATGATCTCGTCAATCATGACCAGGATCGGTGTTGATGCTTCGTCAATTCAAATGAGGCATGTCCGAACCGACGATCAAGGTCGATATTTGGAAGACATTGATAGCGGTCTTAATAACTGTTTGACTCTCGAAGCAAACATTGATCAAGGAGCGACAGCATTTCGTCGAGATGTAGTTCTTACTATGCTCGAAGAGGGATGCGCTGTACTTGTTCCGGTTGATACCACAGTTAGTCCTAATCTTACCGGTGGGTATGATATTCAGACTATGCGGGTGGGTAAGGTGGTTCAGTGGTACCCACAGCACGTTCGTGTAAGTTTGTATAATGAGAAGAAGATGCTCCGTGAAGAGATTACACTCCACAAAAGCACAGTAGCCATTGTTGAGAACCCGCTATATTCTGTAATGAATGAGCCGAACTCGACTCTTCAACGTCTTCTTAATAAACTAAATCTTCTTGATTCTGTTGATGAAGCGTCGGCTTCAGGCAAGTTGGATCTTATCATCCAGCTTCCTTATGTAATTAAATCTGAAGCGCGGCGTCTAGCAGCAGAACAGAGACGTAAGGATATTGAGTTTCAGCTTAAGGGAAGCCAGTATGGTATCGCTTATACAGATGGAACCGAGAAGATTACTCAGCTTAATCGTCCCGCGGAAAATAATCTGATGACTCAGATTGAGTTCTTGACTGAGCAGCTTTATGGTCAATTGGGGATCACCGTTGAAGTAATGAATGGCACAGCTGATGAAGCGACAATGCTGAATTATTGGAATCGTACAATTGAACCAATTCTTACAGCTATCGTGGAAGCTATGCGTCCAAGGTTTCTCACCAAGACTGCTCGTACGCAAAGGCAGTGGATCTTGTTCTTCCGAGATCCGTTCAAGCTTGTGCCTGTGAGTGAGATTGCTGAAATTTCTGATAAGTTTACTCGTAACGAGATTGCGACGTCTAATGAGATTAGACAGGTAATTGGATGGAAGCCATCTAAGGAGCCAAAGGCCGATCAGTTGATCAATAGTAATATGCCCGTGTCAGATACGGGTGTTGGTGCACCAGATACTATGGATCAGCCTGTTGAAGATCCAGAATTGGACGCCGCCCTTCAGCAATTTGGATTGGGGGTGAACGGTAACGGTGCGTCTTCCTGATGGAACAACCATAATGCATGGCGCTCGACCGTATGATCCAAAGAAAGCGCACGAGTACTATATACGTACGCGAGAGTTGAAGGGTCGAAAAAAAGGACGAGCGGTAGAACCTTCTCCTAGGCAGAGTAGTAAAATGCCCGCGAGTAAAGGACATGAGTTCGAAGCTTTCTTTAATAATTTGCCTTTAGTAAAAGAAGGTGGAGCTACTATTGAAGAGGCTATGGACTTAGTTAAATGGGCTGCGAAGCGTACAGACGAAGAAATTACTAAAGCTATCCAAGATACTGTAGCTCAGCAAGGAAACAATGATGGCGGTAAAGTAGCCACGCTTAAGACACTCATGAACATGCGTAGGGCAGCCAAGGTTCAAACTGGGGTCGACAAATCTTCAGCAGTTATTAGAGATAAAGCAAATAAAAAGCCTGAGGCTAAGAAACCAGAGGCTAAGAAAACTAATCCTAAGGTTGCAGCTAAAGAACTTAAAGCAGCAACTCATCGGGTATCAGTCATTAAGCAAGAATTGGCGGATCTAAATACTCGTCTAAAGAAAGCTATGGCTGAGGCTCGCAAGTCTGCAGCTAAGGAAAAGCGTGGGCCAACGGCCTCTGAGAAATCTAAAGCTCGGCGTGAAGCCAAAAAGTATCGAGATAAGAACAAGCAAAAGCTTGCTAATAAAAGAAAGAGATCCAGTTCTAAAACTAGTAAGAAATCCGGGTCTCAAAAAGATTCAGTCGCTGATCTGAAGAAGAAGATCTCTGAGGTTCAGGGACGTCTTGACGCTGCTGTCAAAAAGCAAAAGTCACTTTCGTCGGCGGCAAAGAACGGCTAAAGGCCGACATCCAAACATTAAGGAGAGCATTCAAAATGGGAGCTAAGGCAAAGTTCTCCGATGATGAAACGATCATCGGTGGCAGCCTGATGCACGCGGCCGAGCCCGACTTTAGCGGCTACGCCACGAAAGCAGGTCTCCGTTGCTCAGATGGTCGAACCATCATGCCCGATGCTTTCAAGCATCAGGACAAGATGACCGTTCCGCTTGTCTGGCATCACAACCACGACAACCCGGGCAATGTTCTTGGGCACGCTGTGCTTGAGAACAGGCCAGATGGTGTTTATTGTTACGGATATTTCAATGACACCGAAGAGGGTAAGAAGTCGAAGATGCTCGTTGAGCACGGAGACATTAAGTCTCTGTCAATCTTCGCAAACAAGCTCACGGAAAAGGCCAAGCAGGTTGTTCATGGTTTTATTCGTGAGGTAAGCCTGGTTATGGCTGGTGCGAATCCTGGCGCACTTATTGATTACATCACTGTGGAGCACTCAGATGGCGATGTCGTTGTTATCGATGATGAGGCTGTCATCTTCACTGGTCTGGAGTTTGGTGACGATGATGTATCTCATTCAGATGATGACGATGATGACGATGATGTTCAGCATTCTGAGGATGAGCCCACGGTTCAGGAGATTTACGATGGGATGACGGACGATCAGAAGAAGGTCGTTCACTTTATGGTTGGCGCTGCGCTCGAAGATCAGGGCCAGACACTCAAGCAATCCGCTGATAATGATGACGATGATGACGATGAGTCGGACTTGTCTCACAACGACGACGATAAAAAGAAGGGACGTCACATGAAGCGCAATGTCTTCGAGCAGGAGAACGGAGGCAGTGAGCAGGACGAGCGTCGTACTCTGTCGCATGATGAGCTTCGCGAGATTCAGACCGAAGCGAATCGTCTTGGGTCACTCAAGATGGCGGTAGAGGGCTTTGCTCTTAAGCATGGTATCGAGAACATTGATATTCTGTTCCCGGACGCCAAGGCTGTCACCAACACGCCGGAGTTCGACAAGCGTCGAACTGAATGGGTTGCTAGTGTCATTAATGGCACGAAGCACGTTCCGTTCTCAAGGATTAAGACTCTGAGCGCTGATCTTACTCAGGATGAAGCTCGCGCACGCGGCTACATCAAGGGTAACATGAAGAAGGAAGAGTTCTTTGGTCTGCAGAAGCGAACGACAACCCCGACCACGGTCTACAAGAAGCAGCAGCTGGACCGTGACGATATTATTGACATCACTGATATGGATGTCGTTGCATGGCTGAAGGGCGAGATGCGCCTCATGCTCGATGAGGAAATCGCTCGTGCCATTCTCATCGGCGATGGTCGCGAGGTCGACGATGAGGACAAGATCAAGGACCCTGGAGCTGCAACCGATGGAGCTGGTATTCGTTCGATCCTGAACGATCACGAGCTTTATGTAGCCCGAGTTCGTGTCAACATCGATGATGCCTCGTCTTCCCCGCAGGAAGTGGTCGACGAGATCATCAAGTCGATGCGGTTCTACAAGGGCTCCGGTTCGCCGACGCTCTACACGACTCTTCCAAGCCTCACCTACATGCTCCTCGCAAGGGATGGTGTCGGTCGTCGTCTGTACAGGACGGCTTCTGATCTCGCCGCAGAGCTTGGTGTTTCCGGTATCGTGACCGTAGAGGTCATGGAGGGCGAAGAGGATCTGTTCGGTATCATTGTCAACCTGAACGACTACTCTGTTGGTACGGATCGGGGCGGAGAAGTCAATTTCTTCGATGACTTTGACATCGACTATAACCAGTACAAGTACCTGATCGAGACGCGTCTGTCTGGTACGCTGACGAAGATTCGTTCGGCTATTGTCATCGAGAAGACGGCAGCCGGGAATGTTCTAACAGCACCTGATGCTCCGACCTTCGATGGTTCGGACATCACGATCACTGATCAGGCCGGTGTTGTTTACCGTCGGGCTGACACCAACGCTGTTGTGAACAACGCGGGTTCGCCGTACACTGTGGCTCCGGGCGATTCGCTCGAAATCACAGCTGAGCCTGCTTCAGATCGGAAGAGCACACGTCTGA